CCTTAGCCACTCTGGCGGCGTTGCAGCACCGGCACACGAGCGTCAACGGCACCTATGGAGCGCTCGCCGACGTGCAGGTAGTCGGATGACGTGGACGCGCGAGCGGGGCCGGTGTCCCGAGTGTGGGGGCGCGATTCTCGAAGCGGGACCGGAGGGCTCGGGGCGGCGGCGGCGGAGCTGTCTGCGAACCTGTAGTCACGCGCCGAAAGACGAAGCGGGCTTGCTGGCGATTGATCGGAGCCCGGCGCACGCCAAGCGGATGCACGACGCGCGGCTCGGCCGGGCGGGACTCGTAACAGTGAGGGGATTGGATGACGACGAGTAATGAGACACCGGCACCCAAGCGGAAGCGGGGCTTTGGTCGGCCCATGCAACGGATGTTTGAAAAGCTCCTCGCACAATCCGGAGGCTTGGAGGGGTTGCTCGAGCAATTCCGCGACGGCAAGCGCACCGCGGCGGTGGCGGACAATTACGGCGTCTCGCGGCCGTGGCTGACCGGCTGGCTCCGGCATCCCGACCGACTCGCGGCGTATCTCGAAGCACGGCGGGTGGGCGGGACGGTGATGATGGAGGATGCCGCCGACATTTGCGACAACGTGCCGGCTGACCGCGACGAGATCCAAAAGGCCCGGTTACGCTTTGAGAGTCGGCGAGTCCTGGCGGCGGCCTTCGACCCGGACACGTTCGGTGAGAAGGGGAACGACGTGAGCGTCACCGTCAATACGGCCGAGCTCCACGTCACCGCGCTCCGGCACCGCATCGTGGAGGCCAGCCAGCCGCTCGCGGCACAACTCCGTGCGGCAGCCCCGCAGCTTCCCGCCGGTCGACCCGTGGGGGACGCCACCGAGCCGCAGCCCGGCGACCCGGACCGTCCGGCGGCGGTGGAACAGCACGGCGTGGAGGGGGACGCGGACGTGGGCAACCTCTGGTGTCACGATTGCCACCGGAGCGAATGCCGACACGTCAAGCTCGAATATGCGCGCCAAGCGCAACACTACGCCGATACTCACACGCCGCGCGTCCTGTCGCCACGGAGTCGGGGCATCGTATGACCCGGCCACCGAAGCAGCTCCCCGAGCGCGTCACGCAACAGGAACTCGAGCAGGCCCTCCGGCAGCAATTCACCGGCAAGCGCGGCCGGAAATCTCCCGTCCGCCGCGCGGCGGCGCATCTCCTCCGACTCTTGAAAGGCCAGGGCTGACCGATGGCACAGACGTTCACGACCCTCTACGCCTTCTCGAAGTACGCCGCCGGGGACACCGGCTGGGACGGCACAGTTGACGCCAACTTCGACAACATCGAGAACGAGGTAGCGCGCTCGCGCATCCCGTTCCTGTCTCCCGCGGTTGGGGCAACGACCACGATAGACCTGTCCCAAACGGTCGGAGCGCGGTTCTTTGTGTTCACCGTCTCCCAGGCGACGTCAATCAGTATCACAAACGTCCCCACGTCAGCGTGGGCGGTGCGCATCCGGTTGCTAGTAACTAACGGCGGGGCGTTCGCTGTGAGCTGGCCCGGGAGCGTCGTCTGGCTGGGCGGGGTCGCGCCGACCTTGAAGGCGAGCGGCGTAGACGAGATTGAACTCCGCACCAAAGACGGCGGTACGACGTGGTACGCCGAGCTCCAGGCTGACCAACGCGCCCAGGTCGGGACGTCGGCCACCGGCGCCCGGCCGACACTCTCCCTCTTTGCCGACCAAGGCAAGAGCACCGCCAGCACGTCGGACGTCTCGTTGACGAGCGCCACCATCAAAGGCAATTCCCTGCCAACGAATGGCGATCAGCTCGTCATTACCCTGGCGCTCCGGGCCGTGACGCAGAATTGCAGCTTCAATGTGAAGTTTGGCGCGACGGCCTCGACGGCACTTTCCATCACGTCGGGCACCTCCACGATTGTGACGGCCGTGCTCGCGCGCACCGGCGCCGCGACCCAACGGCTCGGGCTCGCGAATGGCGCCTCGGTGACGCCCGCCGAAACGCTCGCCAACGATATCGTGCTGGACTTCCGCGGCTCGGCCACATCGGGCGGCACGCTGAACCTCGACAGCGTGGCCGTCCAGTTGGTCCGCATCTAATGGCGCCGCAGCTTATCCCGCTAGCGCTTCCCACCGGGATTGTCCGGGCGGGCACCGCCTACTCAAGTCGGGGCCGGTGGTACGGCTCGAATCTCATTCGCTGGGTTGGAGGCGTGGCGCGGCCGGTGGGCGGCTGGACGCTGGTCCGCACGGGCGTGGGCGGCGAGATCCAAGCGACCGGGTTCCCGCGCGGGGCGCACGCCTGGCGCAAGGCCGACAGCACGTCGTGGCTGGCCACGGGCACGCAAACGAAGGTCTACGTCTACTCGAACGCGGTGTTGACCGACGTGACGCCGGCCGTACTCACGGCCGGGCAGACCGACGGCCAGCTCCTCACGGGCACCGGGACGTGGGGCACGTCGCAATGGGGCAACGCGCCGTGGGGCGGCTACGTCGCCGCCGGCACCGTGCGGGACGCCGATACGTGGGCGTTCGACAATTTCGGCGAGATCATGGTCGCGGTCTCGACGGCGGACGGGAAGGTCTACAGCGCCACCCCGAATGCGCAGCTCACCCAGGTGACGAATAGCCCGACCGGGTGCCGGGCCGTGTGCGTCACCGCCGAGCGATTCGTATTCGCCTTGGGAGCCTCGAGCGATCCGCGCAACATCGCGTGGCCGTCACAAGGGACGCTGACGACATGGACACCAGGCCCCGGGAATAGCGCCGGGAGTTTCCCGCTCCAGACCTCCGGCCGACTCATGGCGGGCGTCTCGCTCGGCGGGGAAACGCTGCTTTGGACGGATAGCGACCTCTGGAGCGCGGTCTATATCGGCGGCTCGCTTTACTACTCGTTCCGCCCGCGCGGCGATCATTGCGGCTTGCTGGGGCCGACCGCCTGGGCGGAGGTGAGCGGCGTCGCGTACTGGATGGGTGACGGCAAGTTCTACAGCTACGCCGGGGTCGTGCGCGAACTCCCGTGCGCGGTGCAAGACTTCGTGTTTGGCAACCTCAACAAGACGCAGAAGGCGAAGATTGCCGCCGTGACGTTCTCGCAATTCAACGAAGTGTGTTGGTTCTATCCGAGCGTCGCACAGTCGGGCCTTGAGAATGACAGCTACGTCAAGGTGAACGTCAACACCGGCGACTGGGACATTGGGACGCTGGCCCGGGCCGCAGGCTGCGACGTGCATCCGTTCTCGCAACCGCTCATGTGGGCGCCTGACGGTCGGCTCTATTCCCACGAGACCGGCAACGACCGCCAGGGACTCGCCGCCTATCTCGAGTCGGGACCCTTGGAGATCGGCAACGGGGACCGCGTGGTGTTAGTAGAGCAGATGCTGCCCGACGAAAAGGTGAGCGGGCAGGTCACGGCCACGTTCTACTCGTCGGACACCCCGGAGGCCGCCGAGACGGTGAGCGGGCCCTACACCGTGAAGCCGCGCACCGATGTGCGATTCAGCGGGCGGCAGATCCGGGTCAAGCTCGCGGAACCCGTCAGCTCGGGGGCGCACGCCGACGCGACGGTGCTCGCCAACAACACTGTCTATGCCAGCGGCACCTCGACGGGCACGGACTTCCGCATTGGGACATTCAGGCTGTCGTACATCCTGGGAGGGAGACGGTAATGGCGACGTTGAATTACATCCTCTACACCGAGCTGATGACGGGTGCGGGGCATCCCACGGCGAGCGATACGCTCAACCGGGCGCTACGCCAGCTCCTGACGCAATCGGGCCTGAGCCCGGACGCGGACGCGCTCAGCATCTACAACGTGATTCCGCAGACGCTGCTCTTTAGCGCCGATGGCAGCTTCGATATCGGGGCCGTGGCGAACTTCCGGCCGCGTGACCTGTTTGTGAAACGCCATGTGACCGTCGGCGGCAACGCCAATGCCGCGCAATTCGATAACGGGAACTCGGGCGCGGCGCTGACGATCGACTGGAATAACGGCAACTCCCAGCGGGTGACGCTCACCGCGGCCACGGTGACACTCACGCTCACGAACGGGAAGGCCGGCGGTAGTTACGTGCTCGAGTGCGTGCAGGATGGCTCCGGCTCTCGGCTCATTACATGGGCGGCGGGTGGCGGGACGGCAGTCATATGGCCCTCGGCTGTGACGCCAACGCTTACGACCACGGCCAGCCGCGCCGACATCTTTACGTTCTTCCTCGATGGCGTGCCAGGAACCCCAAAGTATACGGGCGCCACGGTGGGCCTGAACTACGCCGTATGATTCCCGCGATGCTGGGCCATAAGAGCCCCCCGCAGAGCTTTGTCATTATCCTGACAGGGGGGACGTCGTGGACCGTACCGCAAGACTTCAACCCCACCAACAACACG